AGTTAGAATTATATGAAATCGCATTATGTGATACTCCAGCAAACCCATTCGCAGTAATAGAATCTGTAAACAGGTTTGCAAAGGTAAATGGATTAGATTCTATGGTAAAAGATTTCAACGGTAGAGAGCAAATAAGATGTGCTAGTGTAGGTTGTAAATTTGAAAAGTTTGACGTAGATACTTTTATGGGTAAAGCAGATGGAGAAGATATTAACGTTGATGTAGATTTGGATAACCACCAATACAAATGTGAAGGTGGAGAAGAATGTGATATATGTGGATTATCTAAAGCAGAACACCATTATGAAGAATTTGACAAACCAGAAGAAGTTGAAAAATTAGATAGTAAAGTCATAGTAAATAGGTCTGCTGAAACTAGAGCTGAAACTGTGGGGGAGTCTACAGGTAGTCCAAAAGAAACAAATGATGTAGTTAATGCAATTCCAAAAGTACCAAGTGCACAAGTAAAAAGTATTCCATTACAAAGACTTACCAAAGATCATATTCCAAGTGTAAATGAAAGTGTAGAGTTTGATGCAAGAAACAAACAAGATAAAATTAACGGTAAAGAAATTACTAAAGATCAACCAATAGGTGATATAAACGCCAAAGGTGAGTTTCCTCTAAAACCAAGACAAAGCCCAAACACCATGACAGATTCTAACGGTAACGTAAACAAGTTTGAAGCACCACCCTCATTGTCAGGAGCAAAAAAACAGTCAAAAATAGAAGGTAATATGACACATGAAACAAGTGAAAGACGGGTAAAAGACCTTACTAAAATAGAAACACCTGTTGAATTAATAATGAAATTTGGGGTTTCTATTGTTAAAGAGGCATTAGAAGAAGCAGAAACCTTAGAATACTTAAAAATATTGTATAAAAAATATCAACAATAGGTTTACAATTCTTTTTAATTTTAACAATTATATTTATATAGTATAAAAAAATTGTTATAGTACAACATGACTACAGAATTAGAAACAACAGAACAAGTTTCTGAAGTTCAAAAATCAGATGACACTTCAGTCACATCTATTCTTGCACAATTAGTCAAATCACAAGAATCTAGAATCGACTCTTTCGAGAAACGATTTGATGGTCTTGAGTCTTTGATTAAAGAGCAGAATAAAAATCCAGTTGATCAAGGTGTAGAAGACGACACACAAGTTCCAAAAGTATCAAGCCCAACTGACGTTGGTGATCCTGATAAATTAGGAAACACTTATGCACCATCTCCTAAAGATCAAGCTTCCATTGTTCCACCTCAAAAAGGTGAAAAACCAGCAACAGATGCTCCTAGTTTAACTATGGGTAAAGCTGACGAAGAAGAAGAAGAAGATAAAAAAGAGAAAATTGAGAAAGAGGATGATAAAGATGAAGACAAAGAAGATGTTAAAAAATCTGACAGTTCTGAATACGAAATTGTAAAAACAGTCAGACCACTTTTAAAATCAAGAATGGGTGACGAAGCACAATCTATACCAACAGGATACCAAATCCTTAAAGCTATTTCTAGCGGTTGGAATGGTCAAACTTCAAGTGCAGAAGATGCACTAGTTATAGCATATAACAAACTAGAATCAGGAGAGTTCGGCAACGGACTACCGGGTGGATACTAATAATGTCTACCTATCTAGGACTACGTTCTATTGATGAACTAGTTAATTATACCTATAATAGAACCCCTGATGAGATTATGAAAGCAGGTTTCAGTACAACCGATCCCGGTGCAGGTGGTAACTATAACCCACTATTCGGTGCTATGGCATGGGCTAACTTCAATATGGAGGCAAATATCTTTGCAGCTCTACCAAAGTACGTTTGGGATTTCTCCGGTTGGCGTATCTTCAAATCAAAAGCTCCAGAACTTACCGCTGTTGCAGGTAAAATAGACGGAAAAGGTGGAACTATTGAAGGTGGTCAAATCGCAGCTGCAATTAAACCTGTAGTACAAGAGATTACTGTCAAACCAAAGACTCTACAATATGTATTCGAAGCTTCTGAGTTATTGGAACAATTAGTCGACAATTCTAGAGATGATAACTATGGTTCACTCGCACAACAAAGAGTTTACGCAAGTGATCAATTCAAAGAAAGAGTAAATTTAATGTTAGCAAACAAACCTACTGACGTAGTTGCAACTCACGCATTAGAAGAACTCAACCTTGAATCTTTAGATGTGATTGTATCTGCTTCCGCAGAACAAAATCACGAAGCACACGCAAATGTAACATCACTATACACACCTTGGTTCGCAGCTAACGGTGCAGGTGTTCAAAGAAACGGTGCTACCGTACACGACTCAACTGTGAAATCTCCATCAGGTACTCTAGGTACAAAAGACGTTTTAACGGATGCTGTATTAAGAGAAACACTTGCAGAGATTAGAATCGCAGCTGGAAAAGAGCCAACTGTAATGATTGGTGGACAGGACACATACTCCGAAGTTCAATCAATCTACATGAACGCTTATCGTATCCAAAACACAGCAGACTTGAGAACAGAATTTAGTGTTGGCGTAAATGGTGTAGATACATTTACTGGAACAGGTGCAGGATTACATATATCCACGATATATGGACTACCATTCATTCCTTCAAAGGATATTGGTGGATCAGCAGCTGGTCAAGTAGATAACTTATACATCCTAAATACAAGTGCAGATAAAAATGCTCCAAATAAGCCATTGTTAGGTATGCAAATACTCAAACCAATCGTTTATTACGAAGCAGGAAAGAGACAACAAGGTTACCCATTCATTAACGAAGCCTTTACAGACAGAGCTTTGTACAATATGTTGGGAGAAACAACCTGTAGAAACTTTAAAGCACAAGCCAAGATTAGAGATATTGCTTCAGGAATCTAGGAAAACTAGAACTTTTTTTATTTTTTTTATTTGATTTTAAAAATTTTTCCATATAGTATAAGAATTATATATCTAAATATAATAATATTTATATAATATTAGTATTAAAAATAGTTAATATGGCAGTAACTATAACAACAAACGCTAAATATTCGCATTTAAGTGCAGATAGATCCCATACCATTAAACCGGGTGGAGTAGGCGTAGAAAAAGAAATGGTTTGTGATATTGCAATTACTGGAAATGGTAATTTTAGTGCAGCTGGATTAGTTACTTGTAATTTTACACAAGTAGGCTTTAAACAAGTCTATTCATGTATTATTGAACAAACTAATGACTTTGCATTAAATACCTATCAGTTCGTAGAGGCAGCTTTATCAGATGCAGCTACAGCAAAAATCAATGGTAGAATAAGAACTACAAGTGCAAACGTAGCAGTAAACACAGTTTGTACCATGACCGTTATAATTCGTGGTGTATAAGGGAAACCTTATATAACATTCTTTTTTATACTTTATATAATGGCAAGAAATGCTCGTAAATTATTAACCGCTACTTCAACTATCATAAATAGAAAAGGTAAATTACAAGCAATAATTCCAGCAACAACAGCATCAGGTAGTGTTATATTTTACAATGGAACTGCCGCAACTGATCCAGAAATATATAGACTTACAGCAGGAACAGGGGTTCATAGTGATTTACAGTTATCATTTACAAAGTTATATTGTGTAGTTACCGGTACTGTAAGTTTAAACATACTGTACGAATAATTTAAATATCATTAACTCAACGCTTATATATGGTTAGAACACCAACATATTGCACATCTTCTAATATAGCAGATTGGCTTAGAATTGCTATTAACCCTAATACTGATCCAAATACTTCAATGGTCAATGAAAACATAATGGATAACGAGGATAGAATTGACAGATTAACAGGTCATACATGGCTTACAGATAAACTTGTAACAGAAGAATTTAGTGTAAACAAGTTATATGATTGGGGTAGAGGTATGCCATTGTTCCCAAGAAAAAGAAATCTTAAAACTTTTGATTCTACAAAGGGAGACAAGTTTGAAATTTGGGATGGTGGTCAATGGTCAGATCAAACACCCTCCGGTACAGGTGATGACCAAGTTATATATTTTCAAGAAATTAAGGGTGTTATTTATCTAAGAGGCTACCTGTTCACAATACTTAGAACAAATAGATTTAGAGTAACTTACAGATACGGGGGAGATAATGAGAGCATTAAAGACGTTACAGAACCAATACCAAGAGATATTCAAAAAGCCTGTAAACTAATGACCTGTCTTGATATATTGTCAACTGATTTCCAAATGTCACAAATTGCTTATGGTGGGGAAGGTAACATTGATAAAAATAAAGTAATGGATAGATGGCAAACTGAAATTGATCAAATAATATGGAGCAGAAGCGAAATAACTTCTACATGGTAATATGTCCTTCTCAGTAACTACTCCAACAGGAAATTCACAATCAACAGTAAATACAACACAAAATCAGTATGAAAGATTTCGTATGCAGAAAGACTTAGGAGTTGATTTAATTACAAATATTAAAAAAATATTAAGAGATGAAGATATTAACTTTACACAAGATCTGTCAAATTCATTTGAACTTGTAATGCACACATCTCCTAGTGAACCTGATGCTGGAACCACATCTGTTGTAACTAGTAACCCATACGCAAACTTAGTTGATAAAGGTATGAAACCGGGAGTATCAGTTAATTTTGATGCGTTATATGATTGGGTAAATATAAAACTTGGTTTAGAAGAACCTGAACTTACAGAAGTAACATGGTCTATACTTCATAAGATTCGTAATAAGGGTATAGCACCAACACGTTTTGCTAAAAAAGCAATTAAAATGACAATCGGTAAACATGGAATACCTAATATTAAAAAACGATCTTCTTCTACAAAAAAGAAACGTGGTAATTTTATGAAAAAATTAATCAAGTTTGTCAAAAAGGTTAAGAAGGTAATCAAAAAAATGAAAAGAATAGTAAATAAAGTAGTTAAGTTAAGAAAAATAAACAAAGGTTTAAGGCAACTTAATAAGTACGGAAGTAAATCAATAGATAAATTGAGGAAGTACAAATGACTGATGGAATGGCAGGGTTACCATTTGCAAATGACATTGTAGATCACTTAAAAAGTAACTGGAAAAGTACAGGGGGGAAAGCACCTACGTTTACTACAAAATGGAAAAAGAAAGCAGTAGGGGTAGGTACTAGGGTATATGATGAGGTTATTGTAGAACTTGATACAGAAGATCCTAAAATATTTAGTATGATCACAAACATAGGTGCAGATGGTAAATTTAATTATGATTGGTTACACGATATATCAGTTACATTAGATATTTACACTAGTGTAAGTGAGGCTAGAGTATTACAGTTAGTTGATGAAATTATTAGGATATTAAAAAATAACGTTGTGACTACGATAAACGGTCGTGAATATTTACAAATGTTGCCGGGAAATGTTGTGTCACTAAATGAAGACTTTAGGAATATATTCCGATATAATATAGATGTAGATGCTATGAGATTTAATCCATAGATAATACTTAAATATGTTGGTTATAATCTCTTTATATGGTAACCGCCTCTAGTGCATCTAGTTCCTATGTAGAATATGGTTATGAAGCATCTAATTCATTTGGGGGTGGATTTGCAGGTAATGGAATACAATTTGGTAAAGAAGTAAAAGTTTCAGGTTTAGAGTTTAAAAATAATCAAATGGCATTAGGTCAGTTATATTCACCAGAAATAGATTCATTTGCTTATGGTAAAAGTGAAGGTAAATGTTCTATTGATTATGTAGTAAGTAATCCTTGGTTCTTTCAATCAGTTTTAGGTACAGCAGTATCCGCAGCTGCCGCTAATCCAACTGTATCCGGTTTACGTCAACATACTTGGAACAGTAGTCCTTCTGTTGATGCAACAATGAGAGATATACATTCTATGGCATTAAGAGTTGGATTTAAAACAAATACAGAATATAAAAGACAAGCAGTAGGTGTTGTTTGTCCTTCTTTAAATTTAAAAATGGCATTAAATGAAACCGTTAAAGCAAGTCAAGAATTAGT